CCGAGAACCACGTATCGTCTGAAGGGAAAAGCCCCAACCTTCTCAGCAGCGTATTGAACTAGCACATGATGTACTAGAGCAAGCACTGCCCAAGAAGAATAGGCACCCATCGGCTGACCACGCGTATAGTTTACGGTTGTGGGAAGTTTCTTATGGTTGGTAAAATATGCCCGGTTGACCAATAGCTCTCTCCACAATGGAACAAGAGATTGAGGAATCATGTGTGACAGAACAGCCTCATAAAGTTGTATTGGAATAAGATCAGTTGCGGATTTAAGATCATACGAGAAGTATGTCTTATACCCCTTGGCTGAAAATTTCTCAACACAACCTTCCTGATCATATGTCCCATCTATCTCGGGAATTTCCCGAAGTAGTGAGAATATATGGTCATGGAGAGGCCGGAGAGCACACTGAGTCCAGAAATCTAACATGGCTATGACACGAACCTTTCCAGCTGCTTCATAAATATAAGAGAGTTTACCACCGTAAAGTGGTTTACGATCTTTATTCAGCGCCATAAGTTCACCTGTTACCTTAGCACAAGATGCTATGATAGAGGAGAACATAGGCACACCGATGGTATTATTCCATCGGATGAGGACCTGGTCAGGATCCATCAGATGCCATAAAGCATCACGCCCAGCACCAAGAATCGAGATCCTATTATTCGGCCCCGCTGAGAAGCGGAACGAAACTCTAGGTCTCAGATCTTTGACTGTGGTGATGACTTGTTTCCCTCTAAAGAGGTTATTCAGACCTGTTTCGCACCAGTTATAGAAGTTAATGAACTCCATATCTGGCACGTACGCAGGAGCCTGAATACTATCTAAAGAAGGTTTCTTCCAATCACACATATAAGCTTTATAAGCGTTTAGGAAAGTACCAAGGATACGAATCCAAAGTACCGACTTAGCGCGAATAGCAGCTCGTATTGGGATCGGGAGCCACTGTGGGAGACCATTTATTAGAGCAACACGGTGACCAAGTTCGTGAGTAGAGGAAAGAGGGGATCCCCCAACGTACATGTAAAGTACGTGAAGAGAAACCTTCATTCTCTGAATCACAAACATTGGGCCATTATGCTTCAATAAATGGGCTAAGGTTGCAGCGGCAGACCAAAATTGACCAGAAGTATGACCCTTGTAACCTCTTCCTGACCAAAAGAGTACAATTTGTACCCATTTGGGCAGGAGTAGACGAACGTTTCCGTCCGTCAGTGGGACCATCCGGACCTGTTTACGTTTACCCCTACATCCATCTGCTTTAAGAGACCCCCAAAGGGATCTTTTTGCAAGGAACGCGGAGAACCGCCAAGAAACTCCTCTGAAAGGGGAGATTTTGGATGGATCTTCGGTTGGGGTAGAGGACGGGTCTGCGATGACTATAAAGGCCTTCCCTGCTCGTACACAAGTCTGTAATAAGGCGAAGTATCGCCCTTCATCCAAGTATAGGAGAAGGTTCGGATTGTTAGGATCAACAACCACAAAAGGGCTCTGTTGCCATCGTGACCAATCCACATCAAGTCGATGCTGGCCAACGGACTTGTACCCCCTTGTTAAGGATACATGATATACCCGTAAGGGTGTAAAGTGTAGATTTAACATAGGCAGAGCTAACAGATGATATAAATGGTATTCGGCTGGACCGAACTCCTCTTTCCATTATTGGGGAGCAGGTCGGGTAGGGCAACCCTCATAGACAACCTCAGTTTCACTCAACTTGCAAGTTGAGATCCACATGGGGTTACACTAGAGAGTCTCAGGTTGCGGGTCGACTGGACTCTGATACCATACCTTTGCCAAAAGCATGGTACTGGACTGTCAGAGAAAAGAACAGAGTATGTGTTACCACAGGGGCTCCTTATCCTACCAGGACATACCGAAAGACCTTGTTTCCACCTACAGACGAATCTGCTGGGCTTTACACCCCAGTAAAAGGCTTACCATACCGGTATGACCCGATAAGTTTGACGCTGGAAACGACTCCTTTTTCAAGGAAAGGGATGACGGTACATCAAAGACGGATGAACTTTTCTCTCCACGAGTCAGTGTGACAACAAGAGAGAGCTCTAATGTCCCTAGGACCAAATGACTGGAATGGCCAAGAACCCTCCCAATGCCGCTTTAGGCGGACCTGACAGTAGATTACTGTTAGGCAGGGGGTGCAACTCCCCCCA